TGGCAATCCTGTTTTGGCTGTCGGGACATCAGAAAAAGTTTATGTGTATTACAACGAAACTTGGTACGACATAACACCAACAGGCTTTGTTTATGAAACAGCAACTGGTGAAACAGGTTTTGGTGCAGCCGACTTTGGTGAAGAAGATTTTGGTGACGCCCGGTCAGCATCAACCCTATCGTTTCCAGCCAACAGTTTTTCATTTGACAACTGGGGAGAGGAGTTGGTTTTTTGTTTTGCTGGCGATGGTAAAATTTATCGTTGGCAACCAAGCGCACCAGCAACCATAGGTTCAGCTATCTCCAACGCACCAGTTGGTAATATCGCAACTGTAGTGTCCAACGAACGGCATTTGTTTGCCCTTGGCTCAGGTGGTGATCCCCGTAAAATTGCTTGGTCAGAACGAGAAGATAATACGAACTGGACATCTTTGGCCCGTAACACAGCTGGTGACATTCAAATCCCCACAGGCGGACAAATCCTTTACGGTCTCAAATACAAGTCCGATATCATCGTGTTTACTGATATTGGCATTAATAGAGTGTACTACCTAGGTGCGCCTTTTACCTACGGGATTGCTGAAGCAGGCACTAACTGCAAGGCTATCTCCGTTCGTTCGATCGTTCAGGCGGGTGACTTTGTGGCGTGGCTGGGTGAGAACGCAGTCTTTGCGTACGATGGGACGGTCAAAGAAATCCCGTGTGAGGTGCATGATTACATTTACAACGAAATGTCAGAAGCATACAGAAAATCATGTTGGGGTGGTCACAATCAAAACTTCAATGAGATCTGGTGGGGTTTTCCATCAGGTGCTAATCAAACCACACCAAACAAATATGTGATTTGGAACTATCGAGACAATACTTGGTCAATAGGCGAATTAGACAGAAGTTGCTGGGTCGATCAAGGTGCGTTTGATAAACCAATCGCTGGTGATTCATCTGGTTTTATTTATGAACACGAATCTGGTGTCTTGACAGGTGAGCTAGATCCATTCTGTCAATCAGGCCCATTAGAAATAGGGCAAGGCGATAAGTTAGCGCAAGTCAATCAAATCATTCCAGACGAAGAAGCTAATGCTTTGCCTGGTGTGACTATCAGTTTTACTGGTAAATTTACGCCATTAGGTAGTGAAACAAACTTTGGTTCGTTCACGTTTGAGAACGATGGTTATACCGATGCTCGGTTCTCAGCTCGACAAGTAAAAATGAAAGTTACTAGGTCAAGTCAACAAGACTTTCAAGTTGGACAAATTAGGTTAGACGTTAAAGCTAGAGGTAAAAGGTAATGGATTTATCATCACAACGACAATACATACAACGTGCGACCAATGTTAAATATGCATTTGCTGCAACCACACAACAAACTATCTATACAGCACCATCTGGTAATGACTTTGATTTTGTTATTGTTAAAGGCATTATTGCTTGCGATCATGGCAACCAACAAACTAATTTAGATATTTCCATAACTGACACCAGTGCTAATGAATTTTTTATTTTTAAAGAACACAACATAGCAGCACACGCTACTGAAGAATTATTAGTCAATGGTGGTTTAATATTACAACAAGGCGAAATAATAAAAGCACAGGTCAATCATGCCAATATACACTTAGTTTTAAATATCGTTGAATATGCTAAAGGAAACTAAGACTTGGGAGAGTGAGTGGCCTAGGTGTAAACCTTATATTGAGAAGGCAGTAAAGTACCAAGATTCCTATACAATAGAGGATATAGAAGATAAAATAAGGCAAGGAATATTTCATTTATGGCCTGGTAAGAAATCAGCCATGATTACAGAGTTCGTCATATTCCCGCAAGTAAAAGCCATGAACTTATTATTTTGTGGTGGAGATTACGAAGAACTCAAAGAAATGTTACCATATATAGAAGAGTTCGCTCGTAGAGCAGGCATCAAAAGACTTTATGGCGGTGGTCGTAAAGGCTGGACTAGAAAGTTAGTTAGTCTGGGTTTTGAGCCAGAACATTTAATTAGAAAAGAATTATGAGTAAAGGCGCAACAGTAACAGAAACACAAGTTCCACAATATCAAGAATCAGCATACAAAGATTTATTTTCTGCTGGTAGGCAAGCAGCAAGTTTACCATTTGTTCCCTACACAGGACCTATGGTGGCTGGTTTTTCACCAGATCAATTACAAGCTTTTGAAGCTACTAGAGGTTTGTTTGGTGAAACTCAAGCATTTAGCCCAGTCAGTCAATTACAAGAACTAGCACAAGCACCACTTGATATTGGTGCTTATATGTCACCTTACCAAGAAGCGGTTATCGACCCTGCTTTACGTGGTATTCAAGAACGTCAAGACATAGCTCAACAAGCCGCTCAAGAAGCAGCCCTTAAAGCTGGTGCTTTTGGTGGGTCACGAGGAACTATTTTAGAATCAGAAATACAAAAACCGTATATTCAGCAAGCAGCCGATACTGAAGCCCAACTCAGACAAGCAGGCTTTGAACAAGCAGCACAATTAGCTGCTCAACAACAAGGTTTTCAAGCTGGTTTACTAGGCGATCTCTATGGCCAACAGTTACGAGGTCTTGGTATGTTAAGTGGTATTGGCGGTCAACAACAAGCCCTACAGCAACAAGCGCTTGATGTTGCTAGAGGTGAGTTCGAGCGTGCGTTGGGTTATCCAGCACAACAGTTAAATTTATTAAGAGAAGCTGTAACTGGTGTACCATCAATGCAAGGAACTTACCAAAAACAAAAAATGGGTCCAGGAGATTACTTGTCTACTTTATTTGGTTTATTTAGTTAATTATGAGTTTTGGTAAACTGCAAGGATTGGGACAACAATACGTACAAAGGCTTGGCGGTCTTGATCCTATGAACCAAGAAACAGCCACAGACGAACAAAAAGAAGCTGCAAAATTAGCGGGCCGTAGAGAACTTTTTGCTCGTTTATCTGATGCGTTCGGGGGGAGAGATATTCGTGGTGAAGCTATGAAAAGACAAATGTTTGATATAGAAAGACAGAAACTTTTATCTCCAGCTCAAAGAAAAATAATAAAAGGCGCAGATGGTTTTAATTATTATGCAGATACTGGTGAAAGAGTTTTGCCAGATGTTGTTAAAGAAGAAGATCAAAAAACCAATGATATAAAAGGATATGAATATGCGGTAAAAGGGGGTTATCAAGGAACTTTTGAAGATTGGCAAAATATAAAAACCCCTCAAGGAGATACAATAAATGTAGGTAGCACTATAGAAGGAATAAGATTTAAACAATTTCTTGATGCTGGCACTAAAGAAATAGAACAAGATAAAAAAAGACTTGAAACTGGAAAAGAAATAATACCAAAACTTGAAACTGCTCAAAGAATTTTAAATGATCCTCAATTTGATACAGGACCAATAACTGAAGCCACACTTCCTTTTAGAAAACTATATAGCGATATTACAGGGCTTGATGATGTAAATTTAACAAACGAACAATATTTAGATGCTTTATCGTCTTATGTAACCCCAAGAATGAGACCACCAGGATCTGGTGCAACATCTGATTTTGAAGCTCAATTATTTCAAGATGCAAACTTTAGTTTAGGCAAAACAAAAGATGCTAACAGATTAATAGTTGGAACTTTTTTACAACAACAAAAAAGAGATGAAAAACTTTCACAACTTAAAGAAGCTTATTTTCTTGAAAATAATACCACGCTTGGATTTTCTAAATACATACAAGAAAACGACCTAATGCCAAAAATTTATGAAGAGGTTGTAAGCACAGAAGGTGTGCAAAATTTAATAGAAAAGAACCAAATTAAAGAAGGCGATGTTTATATTGATTATATATCAAATCCAAATAACCCAATATTAAGAATATTTACAATGGATGATTTTCAGAATTAAAAATGAGTGATAAAAAATTTGTACCTGGTTCTTCAAAAATAAAAGAAATAGAAAACAAAAAACCCGTTAAGAACTTTTTAAGATTAGCTGTTGGTCAAGGTTTTGGCTTTGGTTTTGGTGACGAAATTGAAGCAAGTTTTAGATCTGCTTTTTCTGAGAAAAGTTATGAAGAAATTGTAAAACAAGTCAGAGATGAAATTGATGAATATAGAGCTGAAAACCCAGCCGCTGCAATATCACAAGAAATTGCAGGAAGCTTAATTCCTACAATAGCTTTATCAGTATTTGGTGGTCCAGCAGGCATTTCAGCAGCAAGCACTAGGTATGGTCAAATTATTAATACATTGTCAAAAGCACCAATTAAAACTCAAGCAGGATTAGCTGGTCTTTATGGTTTTGGAGCATCAGAGGGGTCTCCTCTTGAAAGAGCGCCTGGTGCAGCAATATCAGCTGGTATAGCAGCACCAATAACGGCTGCAACCCGTCTTGTAGGACCAGTTGTAACACAAGAAGGCAGAGAACTTATACAACAAGGAGCAAATTTAACACCAGGTCT